GATATTCCTTTAACTAACTCAGCAGCTTTTCCATCAGCTGGTGAAATTAGAATTGGTACAGAAGATATTAGTTATACAGCAAATAATACTACAACAAATATTTTAAGTGGTGGCGCTCGAGAAGTTAACGGAACAACAAAAGCCGCTCACAGTAGTGGTGATACAGTCACAAATACTTCTAGTTTTTCAGGTTGGGGTGATCCAGCATCTTCTGACTTTACAATTAATCCTGGTTTATGGATTCTTGATAACTATGGTACAAAATTAATTGCCCTTATTTATAACGGTAAATGTTTTGAATGGGATGCTTCAGCATTAGGAGCTGTTAATACTAGAGCCACATTACTTGCTAACGCACCAACAGCATCTAGACATGTATTGGTATCAACTCCCGATAGACATTTGGTATTCTTTGGAACAGAAACTGTAGTTGGAACACCTTCAACTCAAGATGATATGTTTCTACGTTTCTCCGACCAAGAAAATATTGATGGCACAGATGCTTACACTGTAAAAGCAGAAAACAATTCTGGTGCACAAAGATTTGCTGATGGTTCTAAAATTATGGGTGCCATAAAAGGTAGGGATGCAATTTATGTGTGGACCGATACTGCATTGTTTTTAATGAAATTTGTAGGTGGAGATTTTGTATTTGCCTTTGAACAAGTAGGTACTAACTGTGGATTGTTTGGTAAGAATGCTTGCATAGAAGTCGATGGCCAAGCTTATTGGATGTCAGAAAATGGTTTCTTTACATATGATGGTCAGTTAAAATCAATGCCTTGTCTAGTAGAAGACCATGTCTATGATGATATAAATGCTACATCTAGAGACCTTATTAATGCAGGTTTAAACAATTTGTTTGGTGAAGTAAATTGGTTTTATTGTACGGCTGCATCGGATCAAATTAACAGAGTGGTTACTTATAATTATTTAGATTCATCAGCTAAACGTCCTATATGGACAACAGGTACTTTACCGAGAGCAGCGTGGCAAGATTCTGCAGTCTTTGATAAACCACACGCAACTTGTTACAAGCCTAGCGATAATGCATCATCAGATGTTACTGGTAATACCGACGGGAGTACGATATACTATCAACAGGAAACAGGGACCGATCAAATTAATGCAGGAGGAGCAGTAACTGCGGTTATAGGGACTATTACTTCTGGTGATTTTGACATTACCCAACGTAGAAGTAACACAGGACAAACTGTAGGTACGCCTGACATTAGAGGAGACGGTGAATTCATTATGAGAATTAGTAGATTTATACCAGATTTTATTTCACAGACAGGTGACACTGCAGTTAAATTTAAAACAAGATTATATCCAAATAGTAGTGAAACTACTACAAGCTTTACATGTGATTCTACTACAACTAAAAAAGATGTCAGAGTAAGAGCACGACAGATTGCATTAGAAGTTGCAAACACAGGTGCTTCACAAGATTGGAAACTAGGAACATTTAGATTAGATATACACCCAGGAGGAAGAAGATAATGGCTACTGACCAAGAGATACGAGACGCAGGTTTTAAATATGTTCCACAACAAAAATATTTATTAAATCCTTTTGAATTACCCGAGGATCAGGAACCAGTAACTAATTCAGGTATTGTAAATACAAATGCTTTTATTGGCGGCGGCGGTGGAGGTGGTTATTATCCAGGTTCTCCAAATGAGTTAATTGGAAATTATCAATCAATTGTAGATGCTAGACAGAAAAGACTTAATAATCCTTCTGATACTTTTTTAGGTTTTAATACTATGAGAGACCGACCAGCAACTGAAGCAAGTACAACTTTAGCTGAAAATATTGGTATTCCTCAAGAGATGACTATGATGGGTAAAGTACAAGATTTTTTTACACCACAATCAGCAGATCAAATTATATCTGAAGGTTATGAAGAACCACGTTTTCAACCAGGGATAATTGGAATGCTTGCAGGAAAAATTGATAACTACCGTAACCTACCACAAGGTGATCAAGCGTTTATTGCAAGAAATATGGGTTACACGGGTCCTACAGTATTTGGCGACAACAATTCTGGATTAAGTAAAGATGTATTTGGAATAAATACTAGATCTTTAAAAGGTAATTACGGAGAATTTGTAGGTAATAAAGTAACAGAGTTACAAGACGCATTAGAAAAAGCTAAAGGTAAATATACAAAAAATGGTTTTTTTGATGAAGACGAATATAATAAACAAACAAAACTAATGCAAACTAAAATAGATTTTTATAGAAATAAAGTAAAAGAAAGAGACGCTGATAGAAAAGCTGCAGCAGAAAAAATATCTAAAGACGCACAAATAGCTATAACAAACAAAACTGGTGGAGGAGGTGGCGGTATAGATATAAGTGGTGCAGGTACTATACGTAATAAAGATAATGATTTTAAAGGAGATTCAGGACCTACAACTCAACAAGAATCTGATTATGGTTATGGTTCAGACGCAGGTTTTTATGCAAAAGGCGGTAGAGCCGGATATTTTTTTGGTGGTAGAGTAAATTTTAAAAACGGAGGACTAGCAAGTATATTATAATGGCAAAAATTGTACAATCATTAACTAGAGCTGAAGCAGAATACAATCAAACTAACTTACAATCGTTGGTCAGGGATCTTGATTCTGTAATAAAAAAATTAAACACAACGTTTCAACAAGAAGTAAAACAAGAGATAGAAGCTAAAAGTTTCTTTTTAGAATAATGGCAATAGTAAACCAATATAAATTTGTAGGTAAAGATAATGATACTACAGGAAATGCACTAACTGTTTTTGCAACAGGTAAACCAGGTGTTAATGAAACTATAATAATTAAATCTATATTAGTTACCTCTGCTGGTACACCTACAGTAACAGTTTTAAATAATAGTATAACAGTTATAAAATCAGCACAGCTAACAGCTAATACAAGTAAAGAATTACTAACCCAACCACTAATAGTAGAAGGCGGTTCTGCCTTTACTATACAATCAAGCACTACAGACTCGTTTGATTTTGCAGTTAGTTTTTTAAATATATTAAAGGAGAAAATAGACTAATGAAAGTATACAACGCTAAAGTAGAAGAGACTTACAGACACAAGGAAACTGGTGAAATTTTTAAGGAAAGAAAAGACTGGGAAGCTAAGGGTTTTAAGGCAGAAGAGATGGCACAGGACGTAAAAGTTATAATGCCTCCTCTTGATTTATTTAGTAAAACCAAGTAAACATAGGAATTAAGGTAAATTTATGGCAATATCTAGAATGCAAGAACCCCAACAAATACAATCAGGAATAGGTTCCTTACAGGACCCTAGACAAGGTTATTTTCTAGGTAAACTTGTAAAGAAAGCTGGTCGTGCTGTAAAAAAAGTTTTTAAAAGTCCTTTCGGTAAGATGGCTTTATTGGGCGGTCTTGGTTATGGTATAAATGCCGGAATGTTAGGTGGTTTTGGTAAAGGTTTTATAGGTAAAGGTCTTGCTGGATTAAAAAGCAAAGAAGGTTTCTTAGGTGGTATTGGTAATTTATTTAGAGATAAAAATAAATTAACGGGTGCGTATGAAGGTTTTAATACTGGTAAATTATTATTGGGTGGCTTAGGTGCTACGGCTCTTGCAGCTCCATTTTTTATGGGTGGTGATGATGAGGATGATGGTCCAGTAGATCAAATGGATCCAAGATACCAGGTTCAACGTGCTAAAAATTTTTACAGCGGTGCAGGTGATGCAGGCGCTGGTTTAGATTTTATGCCACAGAAAAAATATGTAATGCAAAATTTCTATGCAGCTAACGGTGGTCGTGCAGGTTATGCTAACGGTATGTTAGTAGAAGACGAAGAAGAAGAATTTATAAGATCAGGTGCAGGTCAAAGAATGAGACCACCACAAACATTTTTAAACATGGGTGGCGGTGCAGGAGAAGCACAAGCTGAACAAATGTTGATGATGGAATATGTTAAGTACAAAAACAAAGGTGGTAATTTATCTTTTGAACAATTTGTAAAAGCAGTGATGCAGGCTCAACAAGAACAACAAATGCCAGAAGGTGCAGGTATGGAACAACCAGAAGCAGTAGCTATGGCAGCTGATGGTGGTAGAATTGGTAAACAAGAAGGTGGCATTATGGAAGCTGAAGCATCAGAAATGATTGACATGGGTGGCATGGAAAAAGATTATAGAAATGAAGGTGGTTTTGTAGCAATGGGCGGCGAAGAAAGAGCTGACGATGTACCTGCTAGACTATCTAAAAATGAGTTTGTATTTACAGCAGATGCTGTTAGAAATGCAGGAGGCGGCGATATAGATAAAGGCGCTGAA